CCTCGACAAAATCATTTATAAAGTTAGGATTGATTACTGATATATATGATCTGCTCTCATTCTTATCAGCAATATATTGTCTATTAGTTTTAAAGACAACATTACCCGATGGATCATCTGCGACAGTTTGATAACCACCATTAGAGATAAGAGGTTCAGCTACAGATGTATTCGTTACAATAAAATCACCATCACCTAAAAGCTCTTGGTTTATTTGATCAAGGCTAAAGCCACTAATTTGTGATTGTAAATTTAAATTCCATTGTAACTCTGAGTAGACTGGAGTTACTTGTGATGATTGCGTTGGTAGTATACTAGGAGAAGTGACTGGTCTTTCTTCAAGATCTCCTTCTATATAATAAAATGCAGGACCATCAGCATAATTAAATATAGTATCAGCTTTAAGAGTATTTAAAGCGTCTGAACCAGTTGTAAGAGTACGTACAGTACCAACAGCATCTGTCCATTGTGACTGCAAATATTCTGCAGTACTAAACGTTCCACCGAGTATATTAACATCTAATTGGCCAGTTTGTGGATTACGACCTGCAACACCAGGTATAACATCATCGATTACGATTAAATTTAGATCTAAATCTTTTCTTATAATTCTACCAACAGCTCCGGAGGTAACCCCATAAACAAATGCACCTAGCTCTAATTTTCCAGCAATAGAATTTTTAGTAGCAGCCGTGCCATCTATCGATACTGTAGTAGGTGTGAATTGCAAAGATAGCCCTGAATAATTACTTTTAATATGTGCTTTCATACCCGAATCAGATAATGGCCATGCTTGTAGACCATCATGTAAGAAATCATTAATAATAAAAAATGTCCAATAGAAATCAGGTGTACCGTATAATTTTTCAGATACAATATCTGGTCTCATACCATCACGTATATAATAGTTTTTATATAACGTAGAATCGTTTAATATACTAGACTGTGGTCGTATAGATCTAAATATATTAACCATTTGTTGTATAGTACCAGTACGATTGAAATCATACGATACCTTTGGAAATTGACTAAAAAAGGACATGCATACTCCTAGAATATATCTCTTAAAGATTTAATTTTATCATTTATTTTTTGTGTGATCGAATCAATTCCAAACCCAGTATCTTCGAATTGATTATTAGCTGATGCAGATCTGCCGTATAACGCTTCACGGGTCATTGCTTTAGTTTCAGTAAACGTTAATGTAATATCTATTTCTGAAGGAGATCCATCAGCGTGAAACATATTAGATCCAGCATTATATGTACATGACATATTAGATAAGAACGATTCCATAATTACAGGCATAAATGTATTTTCTTTATCTCCATGATAAAACTTAATTTGAAACGTAGGAGGATATTCTAAATATAATCTATTCTTTACTTCTGGATATAATGCAGCTCTAAATAAGTTTTCAATCGTTAAAGCTTGTACCGCTTCCTCTTGTGATTCGGCAACTAGTTTAAACGAGAAATTAAACGAACGTATATTAACATTATCAAACTGCAAAACAGTATTAGGATTCATTGCTTCACCAGCAGAAATCTTTTCTTTAGTAAATATCGAAGCTGCACCAATTTCGTTTAATGCTTTACCGACTGCTTCACTAGCTACTGCTTTCTTTTCATCAGCACTTAAAGCACCACCGCTACCACTTCCAACTATACCTAGATCAATGTTACCGTATGATGCTCCATCAGGCACAGAAAAACCAGGTGGTAGATATAAATATACCGCAGCAGCTTCAGGCAAAGCTCTTTTAATAAATTCAAAAGAAACAAATGGATAACCAGATCCAGCTCCGGCTTTTTCTCTTATAGATTGTGGAAAGACAAAAATTTTGGACATACTATTTACCCTATAAATACAAATACATTATACTACTATACCTTTATTTATATGGCTTATTCAGGCAAATACAAAATAAAAAAACCAGAGAAGTATGTCGGAGATCCGTCTAAAATAACATACAGATCATTATGGGAAAGACAAGCATTTAAATGGTGTGAATCTAATCCACAAGTTATTGCTTGGAATTCAGAAGAGGTAGTAGTACCATATAGATGGAAAGTCGATAAGAAGATGCATAGGTATTATGTTGATCTACTCATTAAGATGGAATCAGGTCATGTCATATTAGTCGAGATCAAACCAGACAAAGAAACTAAACCACCTAAACAACCATCAAGACAAACAAAAAAGTACATTACCGAAGTCACAACATATATAAAGAATACTGATAAATGGGAAGCTGCACGTGACTATGCAGAAGCTCGTGGTTGGACCTTTGAGATATGGACTGAACATACATTAAAAGCTAAAGGTATTAAACTTGTTGGTGGTCCTATCAAAAAGAAAAAGAAGTCTCCAGTTAAAAAGAAATCAACCATTAAGAAAAAATAGTATACCTCTGTCCCGCCGGGTAACTATATTATTATAACATACTTTCACACAAAAGTACACTGTTATTTGATATAAATAAAGGTATGAGTAAAACAATTATGGATAGTAAATAATGGCTTCATTGTTTGATACACTACAAGCAGGTGCTCAAAGAGCTGGCATCCAAGCAAGGACTAAACAGTCTAAGAATTGGTTCCGTAAAAAAGTTAATGAACTTGGCGACATTACGCCTCGCAAAATTTTAAAGGATGATGCCTTAGATCCATCTTCTAAAGAGATCGCTGGTAGTATGTATATGTACTTCTATGATCCTAAGCATAAGAAGACACTACCATACTATGATAAGTTTCCCATGGTGATTATGGTTGAACCAGCTCCTGGCGGATTCTATGGTTTGAATCTCCATTACTTAGCACCAGGAGTAAGAGCTAGATTCTTAGATGCTTTAATGGAGACTGCACCTAAAAAGATTAATGATAAGAGTAGATTAAAATTACGATACGATTTACTGCAATCAACAAAAAAGTTTAAAGAATTTCAACCTTGCTTTAAACATTATTTAAATAGTCAAGTGAAAGGTCAACCAGTAAGAGTTCCTATGAGTGAATGGGAAATTGCAATCTTCTTACCAGTAGAACAATTCGCTAAAGTCAAAAAAGAAACTGTTTGGAGATATTCTCGCAAACAATACAATGGATAAAATATATGTCGTCAATTGATAGTCTAAAGTCGATCATCGGTAAAAGACAAGGTTTAGCAAAAGCTAATCGATTTCTTGTTATATTTACTCCACCGACACAAAGTTTATTAAATCTAAACCCATTAGATATAGTAGGACGATTAGCAAATGATACATTTAATGCTAAGAGTCTTATATCTGATCCAAGAGATATTGCTTTTCTTTGCGAGTCAACTCAAATGCCTGGACGTAATATTAATACATTAGATTACCAAGCAGAAAAAGAAACAATTAAAATGCCAAACGGATTTATTGATGATGATGTTACAATGACATTTTTATTGACAGGCGATTATTATATGAAAGATATGATGGAAACTTGGATGTCTTCCATTGTCGATACAGAAAGATATCAAGTAGGATATAAAAAAGACTATCAAACTGATATTACTATACAACAACTAAACGATTTTGATAAAAATATATATGGTATACGATTACAAAATGCTTATCCGATTAATATTAGTGCTATTGAATTAGCCAATACCGGAGAGAATACCATACAGAAAGTGACTGTAACATTTGCGTATGATCGATATATACCAGAGAATTTTGTACAGTCAAAAATATCACAAGCATTATCAGCAGTTCCAAATTTACCCTTTGGACTTAAATTACCGAATAAATTGACTGATGGATTGAAGCAAGTGCAATTGATTAGAGATATGTTTTAAATTATTATAATATTATTATAGGAGAATATTATGGCTTTACCAGTATTGAATGCTGCGAAATATAAGACAGTTATACCGTCACTAGGAATGGAAGTAGAATATAGACCATACCTTGTAAAAGAAGAGAAGATTTTAATGATTGCATTAGAATCACAAGATCAACAACAAATATTAATTGCTATTAAAGATGTAATTGCTAGTTGTGTATATAATGAAATCGATGTTGACACATTAACAATGTTTGATTTAGAAGCATTGTTCTTAAAGCTTAGATCTAAGTCTGTTGGTGAAACCACAGAAGTAAAAGCTAAGTGCGAAGAATGTGAACACGAGCATAACGAATTCATTAGGTTTGATGATATTAAAATGCCAGTTGTAGATACTAAGAATACAACTGTTGAATTAACAGATGATGTTGGCTTAACGCTATCGTATCCTAAAGTAGGAGATATCGAAAAGCATGATGGTAGTACATTAGAATCATTCGATGGTATTATGGAAGTACTTATTGATTGTATAGTGTCTATATACGATGCTGATAATATATATTCAGCTAAAGATGAGAGTAGAAAGACTTTAAAAGATTTTATTGATTCCTTGAATAGTGATCAATTTTCTAGATTAACAAAGTACTTCGAAAACTTACCAGCGCTTAAGCATGAGTTAAATTTTAAATGTAGTAATTGTGGCCATGATAATACAATAGTATTAAGTGGACTACAAAGTTTTTTTGGTTAAGCCTCTCTCACGATAGCTTATATAACCATTATAAGACAAATTTCGCGATGATGCAGCACCATGGCTATAGCCTCACTGAGCTAGATAATATGGTGCCATGGGAACGTGAAATTTATACTGCGTTATTACAAGAGTATATTAAAGAAGAAAACGAACGTATTAAACAGGAAAATTTAAGGAGTAAATAATGTCAGAAGATAAAGTATTCCACCCAGCCGATACTAACGGTGATGGTAAGGTATCTAGCGAAGAGGAAGCAATGTATCTTGAGTTTAGACGTAAAGAGTTAGAAGATGCTGATGCTATGCGTGATGCTCAACGTAATATGACATGGTTTGCACTTGG